AACAAAGATGCAAAAAAGGGGTTGCCAAGAGGGGGGTGTTGCTTATAAACTACAGTCATGAATAAACTTCCTGTGGAACTCCACCTTGTGCATGGCACTAAACCAGAGCATAGCCCGGTTGCATTGCCTGAAGCAGTTAAAAAGAGAATACCTGAAGCGGAGTGGATGAGCAATCCTACTCGTTGGGATAAAGCAACATTTGTTGCCGAAACCGCTAACTATCTTTTTGATGTTTATGGCATTGGCACAGATCAGGACAAGCATACTTTGGCTATGCTGGCAGATCAAATAGACTTGTATGTGGCTTGCAATATGCAACTGGCTGGTAGCGATTTAGTTATATCAACAAATGATGGAAAGACACTTGCACCAAATCCAATCATATCAATTCGGAACAATGCTTTGAAGCTGGTTATCCAATTAATGAATGAATTAGGGCTAACCCCTAGAGGTAGATTGAATAAGACAGAAGGCAATACCGATGACAACTCAGCGGTATCCAAATTCCTAAGAGGACCAAAAGGATAAAATGAATTACCTAGATGGCATCCAGTATGCTAATCAGGTCGCCAAAGGTGAAATCGAAGTTTGCAGAAATGTTCGGCTTGCCTGTCAGCGCTTCCTAAACCAGTTTGAAAACAAGGAATGGGAATGGGAGTTTGACCCAGATTATCCCAACCATGTCTTAGGATTTGCATCTTTACTCAAGCATACCAAAGGGCATCAAGCCGGGCAAAATGTAGTCCTTGAGCCATTTCAGATATTTTTTATTTGTGCCATTTATGGCTTTCGGGCAAAGAAAGATCATAGCCGCCGAATGGTTACAGATGTCATTTTGTATATTCCTAGAAAAGCTGGTAAGTCCACATTAACAAGTATTATTGCGCTTTATGAATTAGCTTGTGGCGAAGCTGGTTCGGAAGTCTTTACCCTAGCAACAAACCGAGAACAGGCATCTATTGTTTTTGATGCATCTAAGGGATTTATTGAAACTGGACCAAAAGAGATTGCCAGCCTGTTTACTGTCAGCAAATATCAAATAGGCAAGTTTGGTGATAGTCAATCTATGTTTAAAGCCTTGAGCCGGGACACCAAAAAGACAGGCGATGGTAAAAACCCATCTTGTGTAATTGTGGATGAAGCCGCCCAGATTATTGACCGCAACTCTATTGAGGTTTTGCACTCTGGTATGGTTGCCCGGCAAAACCCATTGCGGATATACATCACCACCGCCAGCTTTACCAAAGACACCAAGTTTTATGAAGATATGTCTATGCTGGAATCCATGCTTAATGGCGAAGCAACCGACAATCCCAGATGGTTTGGTTTGCTATATGCCCTAGACCCACAGGATGATTGGCGCAATCCTAAAACTTGGGCAAAAGCTAATCCTATGCATGGCATTAGCATTTTTGAAGATGCTATTGCTCAAAGAGCAGAAGAAGCCAAGAATAAGCCAGCGGCACTCAATGAGTTTCTTTGCAAAACCCTTAATATTTATGTCAGCGCCCAGACAGCATGGGTAGATAGGGGACATTGGGATAAACCCGAATGTATTATTAAGGAAGATAGGGGCGAACCAGAGGCGACATTTATTGGATTCGACTTAGCCGCCACAAGGGACTTAAATGCAGTTTGCACTTTAAAGCGCTATGGCGAATTAGATTATGAAGCAAGCTGGAAATTCTTTTTGCCTGAAGCTGGCTATGAGTTAATTCCAAAGCATTATCAAGATATATTTAGGGTTGCAGTAGATTCTGGCATTCTAAAATTAACCGAAGGTAATGTAATGGATGATAGGGAAATATCCGATTACATCAAAATGGAGTGCGAAAAATATAATGTCAAAGAGGTTGGATATGATGCCTATAATGCCGCATCCTTGGTGGCTCGATTATATGATTCTGGAATACCAGTTAAAAAAGTGGGGCAGGGCATGGCAATATTATCTAATCCTTCTAAATATGTGGAAAAGTTAATAATGAATCAGCAAATCAAGCATGATGGTAATCCCTTTGTAGGTTGGCAGTTAGGAAACTGTGAAGTTTATGAAGATGTAAATGGAAATATTAAAGTTCGCAAGAATGAAGCAGATAAATCGGCAAAAGTTGATGGCATTATTGCTATGATTATTGCGGCTCATTGCAGTTTGGATAATCCTTTTGTTTCAGATTCCTTTGGATTTAGAAGTTTCTGATATAAAATAGAATAAAATCGGAAGAAATCGAGGAATAATATGGGTATTTTAGACATTTTCAGCAAGAAAAAAATTATCCAAAGGGAAAATAATACCCTTTTTGGACAAACCCAATTAGGCAACCAGATTGTTCGCCAGACCCAAGATGGCAAGGGCGGCGCAAACTTCCAGCTACTTTATGTAACTACATCATCCACAACCAATGCTGGTCGCATTGTGGATATGTCAGTATTGACCAGAAACAGCACAATTATGTCTTGTGTTGGTGTTATTGCTAGAGCATTAGCGCAATGCAGTATTTCTGTAGTATCTAAAGATGACAATGGAATTTTTGTAGATGCTATTCAATCTTCCAAGGTTGGTAGCCGGGATAAGGCAAAAGCCAAACAAATTATTTCTCTTTTGCAAGAACCAAACAATTTCCAGAGCCAATATGAGTTTTGGTATCAATGGTGTATGTGGTATTTGCTATCTGGCGAAACTTTTACTTTGCTTTTTCGCAAAGATCAAAAAGATGCAATGCAAACCCCAATTGAACTCTATAACCTAGATTCAACCCTAATTACTACCCAGATGAACCCTGCTAGATACCCAACTTATCGGTTATCTACCCCTTCTTATGGTTTTAATCGGGATGAGCCATTAGATTCTCATCAAGTTATTCATATTTCTGAAGCCGCATGGCAAGGTTCTGCTGGTTTTAACAAAGGTATTTTGGCTACTGAGTTAGTCGCATTAGATCAAGATATTGACCTATATGCTAACTATGTAATGCAAAATGGCGCTAAACCATCTGGTATTTTCAGCACAACTTCTGTAATTCCTGATGCTAAATTTAAAGAAGTAGCCGCCAGAATTAAAGAAGCATGGTCAAGCATGACTGGAAGCAAGCCTACAGACCTATCTAAACCGGGTCAAGGTATGTTGCTAGACCAAGGCATGACATACAGCCCAATTAATATGCTTACTTTGCAAGATGCAGATGCCGCAAAGCTAAAAGAGCAAACCACCAAGCGCATTTGCGCCCTATTTGGTGTACCGCCTCAAATGCTTGGTTTGGATATTGGTAAATTTAACAATACCCAGACATTATTGGATGAGTTTTACAAAACCACTATGTATCCAATGATTATTGCTATTGAGCAAAAATTCAAAATGGGATTATTGAAGGGTTATCCAAATTTAGTTATTCGATTTGATACTAAAGACTTCTTAAAAGGTGCGGCATTAGATCAAATGAATTTTGTTAATGCTGGTGTTGCTGGCGGCATTATGACCCCTAATGAAGCCAGAGAATATTTGAATATGGCTAACATTGATGGCGGTGATGATTTATTATCTGTAAATACAAAAGCAATACAATCAACAAATGTTCCAATTGGCAGTAAAACAGCTAAAGTAGAGCCATTACCCGGCACAAGTCCACAAGATACTGGTGGCGGTGGTGGTAATCAAACTAAGAAAATGAATATAGGAAAATAAAAAATGGAAAAGATTAATAAAGTTCTTCAAATTTTCGGTTATCAGTTACATAAAAATAATGTTAAACTACCAGTAAAATCTGTAAAATCCCCTAAAATACAAGATAATAATCAATCTATTAAGAATGGGATTATCAATGAATCAGAGCCTAAATTTCCTGTGCGAAGCAAAACTAAGCCTAAGCCAATCCTCAAAAGACAAGTTACCAAGCGGAAAGATTGAAGCTAGAGTAACTTCTTGGGGCGCTAGAGAAGGCGCTGATGGTCGCCGCTTTAACTATCAGCCAGAAGGTTTCCAAGATTGGGCGAATGAGTTTGCCGCAATGGGCAAACCGCTTCCTATGTTTTTGAATCACAATGATATGGGTATGCCAGTAGGTCAATGGACAGAATTTAACTTTGACAAAAAAGGCATGGTTGCATCCGGTGAGTTATTTATGAACACCACCGCTGGTTCTGATCTTTATGAAGTATTAAGAAATTCACCAAATCTTTTTGGCGGTGTTTCTGTTGGCGCTTATGCCGATGAAGCACAAATGGTTGATGAAGCTGGCAATCCAGTAGCCGAAGATGATATGAATGGTGAAGAATATTTCCAAATTACTAAAGGCGGTTTGAGAGAAGTTTCTGTTGTTATGTATCCAAACAATCCAGCGGCAGAAATTCAAAAGCTGGAATACTTTGATACAGAAGGCGCACCAAATCCCCGAAATATCGAAAAAGCCTTGCGAGATGCAGGACTTTCCCGAAAAGATGCGACCACCGCATCTTCAATCCTGAAAAAACTACTTGAACAGCGAGATGTTGTTGAGCCAGTCAATCAGGTAGCCCCTACTCAGAGTGAGCCTGAAGCGGTGGTCGAAAGCGAAGCTGATGATATTCTCAAAGCCCTAGAGGAAAGAGAACTTTTGAAGCAATTATCTAATCGTAATAAATAAGGAAAAATCATGTCTGAAAAGATTATTGAAAAACTTGATTTGATTGAAGCCGAATCAATGGCTAAGATTGAAGAAGTTAAATTGGAAGCAGTAGCCGCTGTTGAAGCCGCTAAAGCAGAAATGACTGAAAAGGTTGTTGCTTTAGAAGCTAAGATTTCTGCTATTCAAGCACCAGAAGTAATGCGCACTCCTGCCAAGTCTGTTAAACAAGATGTAAACCGCAAAGTTAAAGAGCAGTTAGCTAAGATGGTTAAAAAAGGTTCAATGGGCGGCAAAGAGTTTGAAATGTTTGCTGATGAATCTGAATATCAAGCATATTTGAAGGAAGATGGTTCACAAATTGGTAATCCTGCTGGTTATGGTGGCGGTTACAATGTCGGTGGTCGTACTGCCTATGATCCTGTATTCCACAAAATGCGCTTGGTTAATCCACTTAGAGGTGTTAGCCGCAATGTAACTACTGATGGTTCTGTATATCAGTTCAGAGCAAAAACTGGCAATGCTGGCGCACAATTTGGCTATCAAATTCAGAACAATGGCGCACCAACAACTGAAAACACAAATATTTGGCAAACAGTATTGCAAGATATGAACTGCCAATTCCCAATCCGTACAGCCGCACTTGATGATATTGATGGTTTGGAATCTAATGTAGTGGATGATATGTTGTTAGAATTTAGCCAATTAGAAGGTTTGGCTATGATTCAAAATGATAATCAAGTATCCCCAACAGGCAATCCTACTGGTGGTTCTAATGGTATTATTGGTTTGGATCAATATGGTGGTGCTAATGGTTCTTATACTGGTGGCACAATTTCTACAGCCGCTTTCGGTTCTTCTGGGACAGCATCTACTGATGGCTTGCATAGCATTGCTACTTATGACCAAATTACAACCAATGGCTCTACTGCTGGTGCAAACAATGTAACTTTTGATGACATTATCAACTTCTTACATTTCTTGCCACAGGAATATTGGACACCAGATGCAAAGATTATCGTTAGCCCATTCTTCTTGGCACAAATTCGTGGCTTGAAGGATACTAATGGCACTCCAATTTTTGATCGTATGACACCATTGATTACTGATGGTATTGTTGGTCAAATTGCTGGTTTTGATGTTGTTGTGAATAAGTATGTAGATCAACCATATCAAACAAGTGGCAACACCCATGCTAACCTTTATCCAATGTATTTTGGACAATGGTCAAGATTCCACACAATCGTGGATCGCTTGAACATGGTTCTGCGCCGCTATGACCAGACATTGCCCGGCTTTATCACCTTCTTTGGTGAGAAGCGCTTGGCAACTTCTGTTGTTGATCCATTTAGTGCAATCCGCTATCGTTCAACTGCAACTGCAACTGATTGATAAAGATGGGGGGTCAAAAGCCCCCCACTTTTAATTTTTTATATACTTGGAAATAAAATGGCTAATCTAATTCTTGAAGCAGTCCAAACCGCCCTTAAAGAAGGCGAAGCTACAGTAAACCTAAAAGAAGCATCAGCACTTACTGGCTCTGGTTCAGGGGTCGGTGGTCAAATTGTATTTGATGATGCATTTGCATCTTTGCGCCAAAACAATCCTATTCGTAATGCTGGCGCTAGAGTAATCGAAACTATTGGATCAGATGAGGGATTCGTAGTTAAAACTGGTAATATTACCAATGTCCAACAAGGTTCTACATATAACCCTTGGGGATACCCAATTAACAATAACAATGCTCATGGTTCAACCGGCATTGCTACTTCTTTCTGGCAATTGCCAGTTCGTGCCATCAATGCTGTAGTTCCAGTTCGTAATGCTGTGATGGGCGATATTAATGGTATTAATGAAGCCATTGTTGGCGACATCATGCTTGAATTTGCACAGCAAGAAGCGCTGTCAATGATGTATAACAATGACCAAGCAGGATCAACAACCTATAACTATGGCGCTACCCAAGGCTTGCGGGGCTTAAATAGCTATCCCGGCTCTACATCAGCCGCCGCTTTTGGTTCTAATGGTCCAGCAATTACTAATGGTCGCCATACTGTATTGCAAGTATCTCAAACTTCTGCATCTGCTGTTAGCTACAATGATTTAGCTAATTTGGCTGGTGCATTGCCCCCACAATATTGGACAGACCCATCTACTTGCTGGATGATGCACCCAACCACTATTAAACTATTGCGGGAATTAGTAACTACTACTTCTGGCATTCCTTATTTCTTGGAAGTAGGCGATGAAGATGGCGGCGCTGTAGTTCATTTGTTTGGTTTCCCAGTATGCGCTAACCCTTATATGCAATTAGCTGGTTCTGGTAACTATCCAGTTTATTTGGCGGCATGGAATCGCTTTGTAACTGTTGCTGATAATGAACTAATGTCTATCAAGGCATTTGAACAAACTCAGCCCGGTTTCACAACTCTATTCTGTGAAAAGCGGGTAGTTTCAACTATTCGGGATGTATTTGCTGGTGTTAGATTGGTAGGCTAATATGCCATTAGATAGTTTAACTAATGGTCCTTTTTTAGGGACTACTAGGAATCCATTTAGTTATGAAAAGATTGAGCAAATCAGCCGGGATTTACAAACTGGCTGGCTTACTCTTGACCAGATTACCCAACAACTAAATTTATTTGAAGATACCAGTCAAGATAACTATCTTGCTGGGCTTGAATTGGCGACCCGCATGGCGATTGAGGACTACTTAGGTATGTCCATATTCCCAATCACTTATAAGGTCTATTATGGGGTTTATAATGGCATGACAGGCACTCAAATGAGCCTAGACTTGCCAGAAGTAAGCCAAAGTAGCCAAAACAGGGCTGGAGTAGTAATTAATGAAGTAGCTTATTATTCTGGTGCTACACCGCCTGTATATACAGTTCTTCCAGCATCTAGCTATTACTATGATCCAACTGGCAACAAGGTTATTGTTACTGGAATCCCTGATTCTGCCAGCCAGATCATGTCTAACCCAATTGTTTGCACTTACACAACCAATGCAAATCCTTTAGCTCAATATCCAGTAATTCAACAAGCTGGCTTATTGCTTTTGACCCATTTATACAATAATCGTAGCAATACTTTTAATGGCAAGCTAGATGAAATCCCATTTGGTGTAGCCCAGCTACTTAGACCTTACAAGCCTTTGGTGATGTAATGGCTATTGCTCGTTATGAACAAATTGAAGTAAACCATGTAACCAATTCTGTAGATGATTTGGGGCAATACACCACTACTATTACTCCTTGGTTTGCTACTAGGGCTAGAGTGCAAGATGTTCACAATAATCTACAAATAAACAAAGAAACCCGAATTTATGCAGACTTTGTAAAACTTGTATTAAATTACACCCCAAATACAAGGCTTATGGTGGACAATCAGCCGCTTTATTCTATTACTTATAGAGATAAAGATTGGCGAATTACTGATTGTTTTGAATCGAATGATCGCATGAATGTTACATTCCTGTGCTATAGAAATGATCCGACTGCCCCAGTATGAGCCAACAAAATCCAGTCAATTATGCCAAGGCTATTCAATACCAACTTAAAAGTATTGTTAATCCTGTGCCTGTGTATGCTAATTTTAATAGAAACTTTGCTTCTGAGCCTAAGTTTATTACTTGGCAATTAAGGAATGTTCATCAGCCTGTATATACTGGTGTTAATCAAAATAATAAGGGCATTGACCGCCCGGTTTTTCAAATGTCCATTTATGCTCAAGATATGGGCGATGCTTTTAATATAGCAAATTCCATATTACAATCATTACATGGATATAATGGTCAATTTGGCGGTATTGATGGTTTTTATATTGCCAAAGCCGATGTAATCATGCTATATAATACATACGATAATACTGTAGGTTTGCAACAGATAACAATGGATTGCACCTTAGATATTCCAACATAAGAATTTATTAATTATTTTTTAAGGAATCAAAATGGCTCTTCCAAATCAAGTTTTACCCGGATTCTCGGCATCGCTATGGTGTCAGACTAGTGCAACTCCTACAGCATTAACTATTTCCCAACTTTCCACTTGGACAGCAGAAGTGGCTGATATTGTTGGCACAGCCGCTAATGGAACTGGCTCTGCTGGCGAACAGTTAAATGTTGAAGCTATCCCTGCTTTTGGTCAAGATGATGCATCTGCATCATTTATGGTTGCTGGTAGCCGCCAATCGGATCAAATTCCTACACAAAGCAAACCAACTTCAATGACTATTGTTGCTCCTTGGAATCCAAGCGATGCAGGATTGTTGTTAATGAGAGGTGATGCTTATAGTGGCATTATTGATCGTACATTTGTGGTAGCGGCTGTATCTGGTTCTGATACTGTTGCTTATGCATTTAATGGTCGTGTAAGTGAGTTCAAGATTGATGCCGCACCCGGCAAAGAAGCAACTTGCACTTTCACAGTTCATCCTAGGGGCAATCAGTATGGCTGGTCAAACAATACTTAATCTAAATGATTAAAGTTAAGTTTGCCAATGGCAAAGTCTATGAAGCAGGGCATATTGATGAAGCTATCAAATTATGCCTTGCTGATAGACATGATCCATTTAAGCCTGTTGTAATTCCAGAACAACCTAAACAGAAAAAGATTAAGAAAGCAGAAGAAGATGAATATAGAGAGCAGTTCTGATCTTTTAAGCTATTTATTAAGTCAAGCCAATTCTGGTGTAAAAAATTGGTTTGGTTTTGCCCAACAGCGCATTACAGGCATTTATTTGGCGCATGAAATGGCTAAATATCATGCCGATAAATTTACCCCTGATGAAATAACTGATTATGTAATTAAGTTAAATAATTCCATATATCAAAAGTTAATCAAGGGCGATGGAAATGGCTGAATCCTCAGTTAAATTCAAGCTAGAAGGCATGGAAGAATTGCTTGAGGTATTCAATCAGATTCAAGATGATTTTGGCGATAAAGATGCCAATAAGATTTTAAAAACAGCGGTTCATGCATCTATGCAACCAGTCTTGATGATGGCTAAATCATTAGCCCCTGTAGATACAGGCGCATTGGCGGCATCCCTTAGAATTGAAGCTCGGCGACCTACCGCAAAAGATAAGCGGTCTAGATATATCAAAACCACCGATACAGTTATTGGCACAGTTACTACTGCTCCGGGCAATGTTTTAAAAAATAGGTCATTTCGCAATCTTCATGCTCCGGCAGGGCAAAGAATTAAACAAATTGGCATCCCAAGCGATGCAAGGGCAAATGTCCAAGAGTTTGGCTCATACAAGATGGCGGCTCATCCATTTATGCGCCCTGCATTAGAATCTCAAAGTTTACAAGTAGCACAAAGTTTAGGCAGGACTTTAGGAATTGCTTTAGATAAATACAAAGCAAAACAATATAGAAAAGGTAAATTATGAATCAATTTGCAAATGCTTTAGGTAAATCATTTAACAAAGATTCGCTTAGAATCCGATCATTTGAATTGGGCGGGCATACTTTTAAAGTAAAAGTGCCATTAACCGCTGAATATGAGAATATGCTCGAATCAGTAAAGATTATTGATGATAATAAAGTCAATAAATATTATGATGAATTATCTAAAGAATTTATTAATAATAAAGCTGAATTTGAAAAGCAAGAAGATGTAATATTTACAGATAATGATATTTTATTAAAAGGCACTTCATTAAGAGAAACTGCCAAAAATAAAGCCATTCTTGAAAATCGAATTTTGTCATTAATTAAATTAATAGTGCCAGAAGAAGAAGGCTTTGATATGTCCACTATTACTTATGACATGATTGAAGAATTATTTCCATTTTCCATTCAAATTCAGTTAATTGAAGAAATTAGCCTTGTTATTTCCCCATCCTATAAAACAACAAAGGGAAAGTCCTAGGATCAGTCCGGCGGCAAGTTAAAGGATATTTAATTGCTCATGGTACTGATCCAGCAGAAATAAGCGAAGAAACTTTTAATGACATCTGCTTAATGTATTCAGATGGATTAATTGGAAATAATAGGATTATAGAAACCCTAGGCAATTTAACAGCAGGGGTTTATAATTATATGCGAAGTGCTAATGCACCCCCATATAAGCTACAAGATATTATTCCTACAGTTTACGATTATTTATATCCACCATTGTCGGAAGAAGAAAAGAAAGATGCGGCAAGTAAACAATTAATAGCCTTTGCATTAATGCATCCGGGCGCACCAAAAGAGTTATTGGAAAGATATAAATGAGTAATAATATCGCTAGACTGGGTGTAGTAATGGGGTTAGATACCGCTGAGTTCACTACTGGACTTCAAGCGGTAGAAAAGAAGTTAGATAACTTCAAAGACAAATTAATGGAATTTGCTAGTGTTGCCGCATTTGTGGAAATGACCCGCAAGGCAATGGAATATGCAGATACCATTACTACCACAGCTAAAGCTAATGATGTTACTACTGCATCTGTTTTAGAGCTTTCCAAAGCATTAGAAGAAAATGGTGGAAATGCCGAAGAAACTGGGCGCATTTATTCTGGGTTCAACCAAAAGGTAGAAACAGCCGCTTTAGGTAGCGCCAAAGCCCAAGAATCCTTTGCCCGGCTTGGAGTGTCATTAAATGACATTAAAACCCTTTCATCTCAAGATTTATTTGCAAAAACTATTACTGGTTTATCAAAAATTGAAGATTCAGTAACTCGAAATGGTTTGGCTTTCCAAACTTTAGGAAAAGCCATTCGAGGTGTAGATATTGTCGGATTGGCTCATACCCTAGAAGAATCTAGGGGCGAAATGGACAAGTATGCTTATGCTGTAGAAAAAGCGCATGAGCTACATCTTGAAATGGAAGCATCTGGCAGAAAACTAACTTTAATGTTTACCGATGCAGTCATTCCTACTTTAAAAGTGGTATATGATGATTTAACCAAAAATGGCGGTGCTTTAGAAACTTTTATGAATGGCTTTAAGTTATTTTTTGAAGGCTTAGGTATTCTTTATGCCGCCATTAAAGTAGATGTCTTTTATATCATTGACACAATTAAAATGATTGCCAATGTAGTAAATGATGTATTGACATTGAGTATTGATAAAGCAATTGCTCATCTTAAAAATGGCTTAAATGAAATTAAATTAGATACTGTTGCATATCAGCAGACATTAGAAAAAATCAGGCAAGCAAATACAGCCGGAACACCTACAGGCGGCGATGAAGGCAAATCAAACAGAGATATTATTAATGCCAATGCTTCAAAACTAAACTCTGCCAAAGGTTTGACCGATGAATATAAGCGCCATTCTGATTTAACTTTAAAAATGGCTTTGCAAGCTAGAGAATTATTAACTTTAACCAAAGATCAACAATCTGTGCAAATTGCAATCAATAAAGTTATTGATGACAATGCAAAAGCTGTAGATGCTATTGATAAGCAAATAGCCGCCGCTAGAGGTACTCAAGGCGGTGCGGCTTTAATTAAAGAATATGAAAAACAAAAAGCCGCTATTTTAGATTTAAAGCAAACTTATATTAATGCTACAAAAGAACAAGTTCAAGCAACTGTTGATTTTCAAAGAACTTACAGTTTTGGTTGGAATAAAGCATTTAACCAATTTAAAGAAGATGCTAATAATAATGCCAAAGTAGTTACCGATATGTTTAATGCAACTTTAAGTAGTATGAATAGTGCTATTGACACTTTTGTAACAACAGGTAAATTAAGTTTTGCAGATTTAGCAAAAAGTATTTTGGCTGATTTAGAAAAAATTATTCTTAAATCTTTATTAATGCGATCTATTTCTGGTATTGGTGGATTGTTTGGGGCTGGTGAAACTGCTGGTGTAGCGGTTGCCGCATTTGCTGGTGGCGGTGATCCACCAGTAGGTGTTCCATCTTTGGTTGGTGAAAATGGTCCAGAACTATTTATTCCAAGACGAGCTGGGACTGTTATTCCTAATAATCAAATTAGTAATTTTATGGGTGGTGGTGGTCAAACCATAAATTACAATGCGCCATATATCAACAGTATGTCTGCTATTGATACTCAATCCGCTATGCAATTTTTGTCGCAAAACAAGATGGGAATCTGGGCATCCTATCAATCTGCCGCTAAATCATTGCCTGTATCGAGATAATTATGTCCTTAAATCAAATTCTAGCCATTAGCGAATCAGTCGGGATTAATGATCACCGCTTTATTGGCACAATGATTAGCCGCAACCAGCGCATTAGCACTTCAGAAATTATGACTGTAGTGCCATTTAGTTTTGATATGAAGCCAATGAATTATTTGCTTTATAGTAAAAATCGCACTTTGCTTAATTCTTTGCGAATTCCAGATATGGCTTTAGAGCAATATTTAAACTTTGGCACAACTGGCTGGGCAAATTATATTTATTATCAAGGCGATATGACAGGAAGCCAATGCGCTACTTGTCAATATCAAACATCCACAACTTTGGGAACAAAAAATATTATTTTAGGCAATTTGCCTAGTATTAGTTCTACAGCTTATGTAGTGCGCCAAGGCGACTTTTTGCAAATAGATCGATATGCTTATATTGCAACTGCCGATGTTTTAAGAGGTTCTGGCACTACAGTTACTATTCCTGTGCATAGAAATATTTTGACACAATTGGCTTCACCAGAAAATGCAGTAATTGGACAATATGGCACTACCATTAGTTTAGGCGGATTAACTTATACAGGAATTACCTTTTGTGTAATTCTTAGGGCTTACCCTACCTATACTTTATTGCCAATTACTGATGACAGCTTTATACAATGGTCAGGCGCATTTACCGCTTTTGAAAATGTATTACCAGCGACATCATGAACAATATAACACCAGTCCAAAATACCAATAATATTCGCATAGCGGATTTTGTAAGGGTAACTACCCCTACAGCAACTTATAGATTTTCTACTGCTCCAACAGTATTGACTATCCCTGCTGTGGATTCTGTGCCTTTTTCAGCGGTTGGTTCTCTAGTAAGTATTGGTAATGTCCAGCGGGATATTAAATCTACTGGCAATGACACTACAGTTACTTTTATTGGTTTAGATACCGCTTTGCTTGGTTGGGTGCTTTCTCAAAATGTCAAAGGCAGTCAAATTGAAATGTGGCATGGATTTTTTAATACTGATGGCACTTTGATTACTTCTGGTGGCACAGGCGGCTTATATCAATTTTTTAATGGGTATGTCCATGCTTTTGCTATTTCAGAACAATGGATGGAGCAAGTGCGCCAGTTTGTTGGAACAATTACTATTACAGCATCTAATATTCAGACAATTTTGAATAACCGAATTGCTGGAAGATATACCAATGACAATTCATGGCAATTTTTTACACCCAATGATACTTCTATGAATAGGGTTGCTTTTATTTCAACCATTAATTATTTGTTTGGAAAAACTGCATGATAAGACAGGCTACAAAATTTGATAAGACAGAAATAATAGAAATGATGAAGCAGTTTCGATTAGAAGCTGATTTGCCTGAATATATAGGCGAAGAAAATGAAGAATATTGGAATCTGTTGTTAGATACCATATTGGTTGGTAAAGGTGTAGTTTTCCTAAAGGAAGGAAAAGGGCTTTTAATGGCTTTAATTCATCCTACAATTTGGGATAATAGAATTAATACTATGCAAGAATTAGCATGGTATGTAAAGCCTGAGTTTAGGCATACTACTGTTGGATATAGATTATTAAAAGCATATATTGAATATGGTGATGAATTAAAAGAAGATGGCAGAATCAAGTTTTATTCTGTCAGCAAAATGGATACAAGCCCCGATATAAAGTATCAAAAATTTGGGTTTCGGAAAAAAGATGAGAATTGGATTAAATAAATGCCAGCAGTCATAGCCGCCTATTTGGTAATGGAACTTGCAGTAGATTATGCTGTAGCTATTACTATTGCTGAAGTAATGACCCTTGCAGTTTCAATGGTGGCTTCATCTATCATTGCAAAGGCTTTCTTTAATCAAGGTCAGCCCGGATCATCCTATGGTTCTGGTGGTAGTCAAAATCCCGGCAACCCACAGCAAGTACCACCAGCAACAAATAACAAACTTCCTGTAGTGTATGGCTCTGCCTATGTAGGCGGCATTATTACAGACCTAAGCATTACTTCAGATAACCAACAACTTTATTATGTAATGTCTTTGTCAGAAGTAACCAATACTAATTCTGGTCAAACACCAGATAATTTTACTTTTGGCAATATTTATTATGGTGGCAAATTAGTTCAATTCCAAAGTGATGGATATACTGTATCTGGTTTATTAGATGAATCTACAGGAATTGTAGATACCAAAATAGCAGGATTAATTCAAATCTATTTGTATAACAATGGATCAAATAGCCCAGTTAATTCTAGTCAATCTGCCATTTCTGTAATGCAAGCATCTGGGCTTATTTATACTTGGGATGATACTAAATTAATGACTAATTGTGCTTTTGCAATTATTCATCTTTCTTATAATTCATCTGCTGGTGTAACTGGTATTCAACAAACTCAATTTCAAGTAATTAATCCAAGATATGCTCCCGGCGATTGTATGCTGGATTACTTTACAAATACCAGATATGGTGCGGCTATTCCATTATCACAAATTGATACATCAACCTTAACTGCATTAAATGTCTATTCAGCACAAAGTTTTAATGGTCAGCAAAGATTTCAATTTAATGGGGTTGTGGATACTACTCAGACCATATTAAGCAACTTGCAAGACATGGCAAATTGCACAGATTCTTTGATTAAATACAATGAAATTACAGCAAAATGGGGTGTCATTGTGCAAACTCCATCTTATTCTGTCGCTATGGACATTAATGATAGCAATATGATTAGCGCTATTAGTGTTAGTCCATTGGATGTATCTAGTTCATACAATATTGCTGAAGTAAAGTTTCCAGACAAAGCAAATCGAGATACTTTTAATACCGCCACTTTTGATTTGGCACAAATTGATCCGGGCTTGTTGTTTCCAAATGAGCCAATTAACAAACAATCTTTTTCTTTGCCATATACAGATAACAGCATTTCTGCTCAATATCTTGCCATTCGGTTTTTAAAATCCGCTAGAGAAGATTTACAGCTTCAGGTAAGTATTAATTTTGTAGGATTGCAATTAGAAGCTGGTGATGTAGTAACTGTTACTAATACCAATTATGGTTGGTCGGCTAAATTGTTTAGGGTGTCTAAAGTTATTCAGACATTCCAAAATGATGGAGTTATTAAAGCAGATTTAACTTTGATGGAATATAACCCATCTGTTTATGATGATTTAAGCATTACTGCTTTTACTCCTAGCCCTAATTCTGGTTTTGGCGATCCAATAAACTTTGGCATTTTATATGCTCCTTCTGTAACTGGAAGTCAGCCCACAGCGGCAAATCCATCATTCCAAGTAGTAGCAGAATCTAGTAGCTCTGGTATTACTCAATATGCAGAAATTTGGTATTCAGCATTTAGCAATCCATCTATGTCGCAAATGATGTTTGCTGGAACTACAGCAATTCAATCTAATGGTATTCCCTATAATCCATCTACTATTTTGCCAGCAGTAACTTTAACCAATATTCCATCTGGTAATTGGTATTTCTTTAGTCGAATGGTCAATAGTCTTGGTTCATCAAACTTTAGCTCTGCAAGCTCGGTATTCGTATGGCGACCAACTACTTTTCAATATAGTCAAAGATATTTATCTGTTGCCTATGCTGATGATGCTTCTGGCGGTGGTTTTAGCCTAAGCCCAAGAGGTAAAGCCTACTATGGATTGTTTAATCAGTCTGGAACTGCACCTAGCACCACTCCTTCTGATTATGTCTGGTATCAACCTAGAGTAAATTTTGGAACTAATGAATATTTGCTATATACCAATAGAACAGGCAGAAAATTTAGTTTTGATGAAGGTTTTGCTGGATATGCTTCTGGCACAGCATCTTTTGTTCCAACTCAAACAGTAACTTTTGATCCTTCTATTTGGGCGGCATTGTCTGATGGGACTAATGTTATAGATTTAGATTTGCGAACTGGACAATTAACTCAAGTCGGAACAACTACAGTAGGCACAGGACAAATTGGTATTACAAACAATCCAGATGGTACTGTTGTGGCATCTTTGCAACAGTATTTAGATTTTGGTGGTCCATATACAAAAACTTCCGCTGTAGCTACTTTAACCATTGATGTGTATGGTCGGGTTGTCGGTTTTTCAACTCCAGATGATTTTGATTACACAGCAACAGCCTTTACCGCAACCGCTGGTCAAACTGTATTTCATCAAACCAGAGCATCAACTTATATTTCTGGACAATGTTGGGTATTGCAAAATGGCTGTTTATTAGACCCATCAGAATATACAGATACCGCTGGCTCTACAGGAAATGTAACTTTAGCTACTGGCGCAACTGCTGGGGATATTGTTACCATTATTTCATTTAGATCAGTTAATTCTTCTACTGGTGTTTATGCATCATTTAGCAGAAATTCAACAACCTTAACCAATCAAGCAACTTATACAGTATCAGGGTTTACCCTAAATGATGGTTATGAATTGCTTTTCCTTAATGGAACTGTAGTAAATGCTCAAGATTACAATTTATCTGGGCAAACCATTAACTTTATTCAAAATGTATCTGGCGACCTTCAAGTAATTCAATGGTCGCAAAATAACCTTGGGGTAGCTAATGGAACTCCAGTAAATGTGGATACATATACAGTAATTGGGCAAACTATTTACCCATTTAGTTTTAACTCACAAGCATTTAATTTGTATAATAATGGGGTATTATTGTTGCAAGGGACTGATTACACTATTGGAACTGGCACTTATACTTTAACTACAGCACCAACAACCATTTTGAATATTTTAGTCCAACAAACTTTTGCAAGAACTGGAGCAGTTTAATATGACACAGGCACTTAATTTAGCTAACTTTGCTAATAACTTAAATACTTCTGGAGCAACCAGCAATACAGGACTACAAAATAGTTCTGTAACTGTATCCGCTGGAACTGGTATGTCAGGCGGTGGCGCAGTAGCATTGGGTTCATCTGTAACTCTTAATAATGCTGGAGTTACATCTGTTTCCGCTGGTACTGGTATTTCAGTATCAGGCTCTACTGGTGCGGTAACTATTTCTGCTTCTGGCTCTGGTACAGTAACTTCTGTTGCTACTGGTAACGGATTATCAGGTGGAACAATTACTACTACTGGAACTTTAGTTATTGCCGCCCCTACTGCCGCTTCTATCGGTGCTTATACAGTAGCTGGCTCAAATGGTGGAGTATATACTGCTGGCTCAACAATAGCTGGAAGTAGTTTATATTATGTTAGTTTTGGTAAAAATGGAGGTAGTATGGGTGGTGACAACCAAAGTGGTTGTGTGCTTTTTAGTAAAAGTGGAGCATTATCTGGAACTTGGCGATGCATGGCATATCAAGCTACTTATGATCCTTGTGGTCCAAGTTCTTATGCAACTTTATGGTGCAGAGTTTCTTAATAAGGAAAAATTATGTTTACTTTAGAATCAGCAACAAATCCAAAATATGTAAATGCAGAAGGAACTGCTATTGAATTACAAGTTAAATTTGCAGAATTTTCTGAAGCGATGCCTTTTGGCGCAACAAGTTATGATGTTGAACCTCATGGTGTAGATATTTATAATCGTGCAAAAGCTGGAGAATTTGGTAAAGTTGCTCCTTATGTTGATTTAAAAAATCAAACAGAACCATCTACTACTGGAACACAATCTGCATAATGGAATATTACAAAGGCAGAATTTATCCTAATTCTTCTCCTGAATTTCGACATCTACAAAAAAATGATGGGACAGTAGAGATGCAAATAAGGTATATAAATCAACCAATGAATTATATAAGTAAATGGATGTTAATTCAGACGGAAAAAGAAAATGACAATACAAGTCAGTCCAAAGCATAATTTTATTTATGATGGCGCACAGTTAAATATTTATCATGCAGATAAAGGACAGGGCTTATCAAAACATGAGCATACTTTTTCTCATGCAACTATATGCAATGCTGGTTCTTGTTTAGTAAGTTTAGAAGGTCGCAGTTATACCATAGACAAAAACTCACAGCCGTTAAACCTGCCTGCTGGCGAATGGCATGAAATTGAGGCTTTGGAAGATGGCACAGTATTTGTAAATGTATTTGCTGAAGGTAAGTATTAAGGTAAAATAACAAAAAAATAAGACATGATTTGGGGCTAAGTGGAGTGCCACTTGCCATTAACCGAGAAATGGAAAAATCATGGCAGTCTTTAACAAAAATACCTTAACTCAGGTATCGGGTTTTGATAACCAAATTATTGCTGGCGAACTGGTCTATAACCAAAAAACTTTTTGGAATTTAGCATTAGTAGCCTCAGATCAAACCCCATTAAATTTAACTGGCGCAACTATTGATGCACAGATTATCCGCAGAAAATTATCCAATGTTAAAGATACCCGCTATGGTTTATCTTTTGATATTAGCGACTACACTCCAACCCCAACCCCAGTAACTTTGAGCATTGTTAATCTAAATGAAACAAATGGCTCTTTTACTCTTGTTATTGATGAATCTGCATGGGATTTGGTGGCTAATGATCCTGATTTAGATATTGCCTATATCAATGGCGCTGGTTATTCTGGTCGAATCAAAATTAGTTTTCCAGCCAGCGGAAGCAATCCAGCAAATGATTTAATCATTTTTTTGCTATTCATTGTGCGCTCTGATGCAATTGTAAATAATTAAGGCTTGCCATGACAGATATTACTTTAACAGCGGCAATAGGCAATGCCATTACTTTGGTTGTAGATCAGGGCTACTTTGGTCCATCTGGATATAGTGGAACTTCTGGATACTCTGGCTATTCTGGAGCATCTGGTCAATCGGGTTTTAGCGGTTATTCCGGGCAAAATGGTACATCTGGGTACAATGGTCAATCTGGTTATTCTGGTTACTCAGGTTATAGTGGCTCTGGCATTTCTGGCTACTCTGGCTATTCAGGAAGTGGCAGAAGTGGCTACAGCGGTTATAGTGGCTTTTCTGGACAGTCTGGAGCATCTACATCAGGCTATAGCGGATACAGCGGTATAAGCGGTTTTAGTGGCTTTAGCGGTCAAGATGGTGCATCTGGAATATCTGGTTTTTCTGGTGATTCAGGAATTAGTGGCTATAGCGGTTTTTCAGGATATAGTGGTCAGCAAGGCACTTCTATTAATGTAAAAGGAACTGTCCCTACTGTTGCTGATTTGCCAGCAATAGGCAACCTTCCAAATGATGCTTATATTGTTTCAGCAGATGGCGACCTATATGTATGGGATGGGCTAGTTTGGAACAATGTTGGTCCTATTGTTGGTCCATCCGGACAAAGCGGTATAAGTGGTTTTAGCGGATATAGCGGATTCTCAGGTGATTCTGGTATTAGCGGTTTCTCTGGGCAAGATGGTCAATCGGGTTACTCTGGGCAAGATGGACAAAGTGGCTACTCTGGCTATTCTGGCGACAGCGGTATTTCGGGCTACAGCGGATATTCTGGGGATTCAGGAATAAGTGGCTGGTCAGGTGATAGTGGCATTAGTGGCTACTCTGGATTTAGCGGGGATAGTGGAATTAGTGGTTTTTCTGGTGATTCTGGAATATCAGGATTTTCAGGTTATTCGGGCATAGGTTTATATTTTGAAGGTGTTTGGAATTACAATTCTGCTTATATTACAAATTCTATTGTTATTTATGATGGCAATACTTATATTGCAATTATTGATGTCCCCCCTTATAACGACCAACCAAATATAAATCCTACTTATTGGTCTTTATTTGTTCCACAAGGCATAAGTGGTTATAGCGGTTTTTCTGGTTACAGCGGTGATTCTGGAATTAGCGGTTTTTCTGGATATTCTGGCGATTCTGGCATTTCAGGTTTTAGTGGTGATTCTGGCATAAGTGGCTTTAGTGGATATTCAGGCGATTCAGGAATTAGTGGTTATTCTGGCGATAGTGGCATTAGTGGATTTTCTGGTTACTCTGGCGACAGCGGCATTTCTGGTTATTCAGGCGATAGTGGAATATCTGGTTTTTCAGGTCAAGATGGATTAAGTGGCTATTCAGGCGATAGCGGTATATCTGGCTATAGCGGTTATTCAGGATTGGATGGACAAAGTGGATATTCTGGCGCAAGTGGCATTTCTGGATATAGTGGCTTTAGCGGCATTTCTGGCTATAGTGGTTCTGGTGTTTCTGGCTATTCTGGATTCTCAGGGGCTTCCGGTATTTCTGGTTTTAGCGGTTATTCTGGTATTTCTGGTTTCAGCGGAATTGATGGGGCATCTGGAATATCTGGGTATTCTGGTGCATCGGGCATAAGTGGTTGGTCTGGCGCATCTGGTATTTCTGGGTTTAGCGGCATTAGCGGTTTTTCTGGAATAAATGGATTAAGTGGTTATTCTGGACAAAATGGAGCATCTGGAATATCAGGTTATAGTGGTATTTCTGGATATTCTGGTGCAATAGGAAATTCTGGAATTAGTGGTTATTCTGGAGCATCTGGAATATCAGGTTTTAGTGGTTACTCTGGATATTCAGGATTTTCTGGAACAGCAGGATCATCTTCTAGTTCATTTTTATTTAAAGTTAATTCAACTCAATATACTGGGCAACCAGCCGCCGGGTATTTAATTTATAACAATGCAACTCAAACAAGTGCTACTTTAATTAGTGTCGATCATTTAGATCAAACTGGCACAGACATTGATATTTTCTTGGCGCTTTTAAATGTTGGCGAAAACTTTACTATTCAAGATAGAAATACAAGTGGCAATTATCAGGTTTGGACAATAACAAGCACACCAACTAATGTTAATCCAAATACTGCAAATAGTTATTGGACTTATCCTGTTTCACTTGTTTCATCTGCTGGAACTGGAACAACTGGATTTGCAAATAATACTTCAGTAATTTTTGCTACCACAAAAGGTGTATCTGGATATTCAGGCTATTCTGGTTATTCAGGATTTAGTGGTGCAATAGGCACAAGCGGATTTTCTGGTTTTAGTGGAGCATCTGGCATTAGCGGATATAGTGGCATTTCTGGATATTCTGGATCAGGAGTATCAGGATATTCAGGTTATTCTGGAATTAATGGCGCATCTGGTATTAGCGGATTTTCTGGTGCAAATGGAGCATCAGGTTATTCTGGATTTAGTGGAAGTGGTGTAAGTGGTTATAGTGGATATAGTGGCATTAGCGGTTATTCCGGTACAAGCGGTTATAGTGGTTCTGGTGTATCTGGATATTCAGGTTACAGCGGTTCTGGTGTAAGCGGATATAGCGGTTATTCTGGTGCTGTTGGCGCATCTGGAATTTCTGGCTACTCTGGATACAGCGGAGCAGTAGGCGCATCAGGTATATCCGGCTACAGCGGTTATTCTGGTTCTGGAGTTTCTGGATACTCTGGTTATAGCGGATCAGGCATTAGTGGCTATAGTGGTTATAGCGGCACAAATGGTACTAATGGAGCATCTGGAATTTCTGGTTACTCAGGCTATTCTGGTTCTGGAATTTCAGGTTACAGCGGCTATAGCGGTGCAGTAGGCACAAGCGGTTATAGTGGTTATTCTGGAACTAATGGCACTAATGGCGCATCAGGCATTAGCGGATATTCAGGTTATTCAGGATCAGGAATTAGTGGATACTCTGGTTACAGCGGTTCTGGCTTTAGTGGTTATTCTGGTTTTTCTGGATATAGTGGTGCTGGTGGCGGTGTAATGACTTATGATTCATTTACTGCTACAGCCAGCCAAACAAGTTTTACTACATCAACCACTTATACATCAGGTAAGATTGAAGTATTTGTTAATGGTTGTAAAGTAAAAAATGGCACAGATGTTACAGTAACAAGTGGCACAAGCATTGTATTTGGAACAGGATTAACAGTAGGTATGATTGTGGATGCTGTCTATCCGCACTAATATAAGGACAATATAAGATAAGATGACTACAGTATATGGATTAGATGTAGCGACACAATGGGAACAGATTTTAGAGCTTCATGTCTTAAATCTAGCAAAGGAATATCACCCTGATTGGTATCGGTGGCGGCTAACCAATAATTATGAAAGGGCGGTATTCCTTAAAGGCGACCCAGTATTTCCTAGAGAAACTACCCGGTATCTTTGGGCAAATCAAAACCTATATGGCAATTCCATTTTAGAAATTGGTTGTTCAACTGGTTATGGATGCCAATTCTTTCCTGCCGATATGAAATATTATGGGGTCGATTATGATCCTATTATTATTTCTGTTGCAAAAGAGCAACAATGGGGCGACAACAAATTCTTTTTTCAAGCTGATATTAATCAGATGCAAATGGAAAAGCATGATACTGTCATTGCTTTTGAGGTCATTGAGCATCTTAATAATGGTTTAGATGTTGTGAAAAAACTACAAAATGCTTGCAAGCGGCTATTAATTACTGTGCCGCACAATGAACCAAAAGGATTTTGGGGTGAGCATCATAAACTGCATGGGCTAACCGAAGCAGATTTCCCCGGATTTACTTTTGCTTATATCAATGAAGCTGGTCATGTATCCGATCAGATGCAACCAGTATCCGAAACCAATCGATGCAATCTAATGCTGTGCCGATATGATGCCTAAAGTCTTATGCTCGGTAGCTACCAGAGGTAGATATTTCACTACTTTACCGCTGGTGCTAAATGCCATCATGAATCAAACCAAATTGCCAGATAAGCTGGTCATATTTGATGACAATGATGAGCCACAAGATATGAGAAATGTAGCAATGTATCAACATTTTTTTCAAATTCTTGATTACAAAAAGATTGCTTGGGAATGGCTATATGCCGACAAAAAAGGACAGCACCATATTCACCAAAAAGCCAATGAAATGGGCTATGAATGGGTTTGGCGGGTAGATGATGATGCTATACCAGAGCCTAATGTCTTAGAAGAATTGTATTGGTCCACAGCTAATAATGTTGGCGCTGTTGGTGGCTCAATTCTTACTATGCCAAATATCTTTAATACAGCCAAATCTACAGGCAAACTTGCCGACATAGACAAAGAACCTAATATTCAATGGGGCAACATAACTGATACTAAACAAGTCGAACATTTGCATTGCTCATTTCTGTATCGGGCTGGAGTGCATGACTATAACCTTGGGCTGTCCAGAGTAGCGCACAGGGAAGAAACCTTGTTTACCTATGGTTTGTATCAAAAAGGATACAAAATTTTAACTATACCCAATGCAGTTACTTGGCATTTTAAAAATCCAGAAGGGGGCATCCGAAGTGAAACCAAACAAGAAATGTTCGCCCATGATGAAGCTATTTTTAGAAATATTGTTGGATTTTCTGATTCAACCATTGTTGTTCTTAATTGTGGTGCTGGAGATCATATTGTTTTCAGCCATATACTTTCTGAGATTCCTAATCCTGTCATTTTTACTTGTTATCCTGAGATTGTTCCCGGCAAATCAATAGCAGAAGCCCAAGCCCTATTTGGCAACCTAGACCAATGGAATATATATAAAAAGATGGCGCAATGGAACTGGAAAGGCAGTTTAGAAGATGCCTATAGGAATATGTACCTATGATTATCATTTCCCCTTTTGCCAAGCCGCTTCAAAATGGCAAACAAAACCCTAAAAATTATGCTTATTGGAAAGAATTAATTGCGCTAATTAAAGAGCCAATTGTCCAAGTAGGTGTTGAAGGTGAAGAACAACTTGTAAAAGATTTTAGAAAAAATTTGCCCATGTTTGAATTAACAAATTTGTTAAATCAATGCCGCACTTGGATTGGTGTAGATAGTTTCTTTCAGCATCTTGCATGGAAAATTGGCAAACCCGGCATTGTTTTATGGTCAGTATCAGACCCTATTATTTATGGACATCCTGAAAATACTAATTTATTAAAAAACAGAGATTATCTGGCTGATAATCAGTTTTTATGGTGGGATTTCACCGAATATAATGCTGATGCCTTTGTTTTACCAGAAGAAGTGGTAAAATTCTTATAACCAGATAAGATAAAATTGATTAATTAATAACCTATTATCTGGGGTTGCTATGGCTTTTGAATTTGATAAAGAAGAATTAAAGACATTTTTAAAAGAAGTTATTGCAGAAGCGGCGCATCCATTATCTGATGATGAAATTAAATGGGTTCGCCTAGCAATTGAAGCTGAAGCAAAAAAAGCCGCATTTAGACAAGCTGTAATTGATAAAACCCTTATTGGTTTATTAAGTTCTGGTGTTATTGGGCTTATATATTTTTGTATTGATGCTTTTAAAAATCATTGGAAATGAATAAAGTAATGCATGGGGCTATAAAGTCCCGAACAATGTGGTTTTCTGTAGCATTAGCTATTTTAGGGGCTATATTTGATAACCTTTCATATATCCAGCCATTTCTTGATCCTAAGACTTATGGAATTGGGCTTATGGTTATTGCCATTTGCATTGCTATTCTTAGGGTTACTACTACTTCTTCATTGGATGAAAAATGATTGATTATGTCAAAATTTCAATTATTGCTGGGATATGTGCTATTGCTTTTGGCTCTGGCTGGTGGATGGGCTATTCACGATATATTGAATATAAAAAGTCGGTTGAAATTGCCGCCAAAGAGCAAGAAGTTAAAGTCGAATCAATCCAAAAACAACATGAATTAGTCAAAAAAGGTATCCAAGATGAATATGATGCGAAACTTAATTTATTGCGCCAGTATTACTCTAATGGGGTGCGCCAGCCCGATTCCGGCAAGCTGTCCGGCTTATCCACAACCGCCAGCATCGCTAATGCAACCGCCGCCTACAATGGACTTGCTCAAGCCTGTTCAGTAACAACTTTGCAATTGGTAGAACTTCAGAAATTTATTGTGGAAGCCTATTCTGTAAAATGAATAAAGAACAATTATCAGCCTATGTAACTCTTATAGCGACAATAACTTTAACCATTATTCTTTTGTCTATGGTTGTTGTTTTGCTTATTGGTTTATTTGACCCCAAAATAGACAATACAGAAATATTTAAAGCTATTACACCAACTTTTCAAATGGTGGCAGGAGCATTTGTGGGGTTGGTTGCTGGTGTAAAAATAGGTTCAAATGATGACAAGTGAACAATTATCAAAACTAGGTATAAACCCTGATTGGTTGCCTTGGTTACAAAAGACTTGTGATAAATACTCTATAGACAATACAAACCGCCAAGCGGCATTTCTTGGTCAATGTATGCATGAATCTGGAAATTTTAAGATTCTTCAAGAAAACTTACATTACTCAGCAAATGGTTTAAAAACTGTATGGGGATCAAGATTTCCTACAGATGAGATTGCCAATAAGTATGCCAATCATCCAGATATGATAGCTAACAAGGTATATGCCAACCGCATGGGTAATGGTGATGAAGAATCTGGTGAGGGTTGGAAATACCGGGGCAGGGGAATCATACAATGCACAGGCAAAGACTTATATAAGACCTTATCTGATGCGCTTAATATCGATTTAGTCAATGATCCAGATATGCTGTTGCAGATGCCTTATGCCGCTATGTCGGCTGGCTGGTTCTGGAATAAAAAAGGGCTAAATGCTTTGGCAGATATGCGGGACTACAAAGAAATGACTAAGCGAATCAATGGTGGGTTTAATGGTTTAGATGATCGCATTGCTAAGATTGAGCAAGCAAGAAAAGTATTGACAGCCTGATAGGATATTCTGGGCTGTCGGCAGAATCGTGAAGTATTAGTCCTATCTGCTAATTTCCTTTAAAAAGGTACAGCATCATCTTCTATATGATTTCCTGATGCAACTGGAGCATTTTCCTTTGGTTTAGGCTCTGCTAAAGAAATCCAACCATCCCAAACTACTGGAATAGTTTCTAACTTAACAGCCAAACCACCTTGTTTGGTTTCGACACAAACTCCAATCTTTTGCCAGCGGTTCTTTTCATTGCCGCTTTTGTCGGTATAAGTGCCATTTTTGACGATACAGTCATATTTAATGCCCATTATTTCTCTCTTTCAATTGTGTATAAACTTGTTTAACTTCTGATAAAAACTGCTTAACTTCTTCTTCTATTTGCTGGATATATGCATCATCCCTATCCAAGCGCACTACAAGCAACTGCAAATCTTCTGGTAGCCTAGGGTCAAATGATACAAAATCACACCATTTAGCCCCTGTGCAAGCCATCTGTGTCTGCATTTGTGGGACATACTTTGCCGGGGGAACTCCAGCCAATAGATACTCTATATGGGTAGCAGTATTAGGGCATTTGATTTCTAACAGCCCTTCACCAATCAAACCATCTGGGCTACACCCAAACCATTCAATAGTCGGATGGTTACAAAAAGGAACCTGATCCACAAATACCCCAGAAAAGGCTTCATAAGCCATTCTAGCCAGCGGTTCTGTTTCTGTACCCCAAGCCATTGCTGGGCTGGTAAAACCGCTTGTGGGGATGTTTGTGAGCCTTTCTACTACCAAATCCATCTTATAGTTTTTCCGACTAGCGGATTCCCCAGATTTAATCTTGCTCATGACATCAGAAACCCGGCTGGCTGTTACCTTGCCCAGCCGAAGTTTCTTCCATTCTTCTGTACCCTGTTGAATGGTTAAATCAACCATCCCGGCAAATGGGATTGGCTCTACTGAAAAAGTCGCACCCTTGCCACTAATGGTAATTGATTGGGCTTCTACCCTATCCTCTGTTGTGAATGTTGTCATATTGTTTTATGGTGTCCTGTAATTGTTTTGCATAAATTGATGCCGCTTCTGCCGCTTTGCTTGCTCCCTGCCAATCACTTTTTAAACAAAGCAAATGACAGTTTTTGATTGCTAATTGGGTGTCTAGATACAATTCTGAATAATCTTTAGTTTGCATGGTTTCCTACTATTGGTTGAAAGGTAAATTGCTTCTTGAGGTTTGCATCTATCTTGTTTTTGCATTTCCATTGAATACTTTGGATCGCAATCATCACAGACCGAAACAACTTCATGGGCATAATTTCTTGCTTCTATCCATGATTGATATTTCTTTCTTGATTCAAAACAAACTGGATACCATTCATTCAGCTTCATCATCTGGCATTGGGATATGTTGGTGTTGATGAATCAATTGAGTATCTTCCAACTCTGATTGCTCCCATTTAGTCATAAATTCCTTGGATAAAGCATTAATAGCCGCCATCCAACCCATTTCAAAATATTCTTCAGGCGCATAAACAGCCTTTGGTATCTTGTCAAATTCCTTTTGTGCAAATGGATTCATACTTTTTGCTTTCGCCAAATTTGTTGCACTTTAGGATCGATAAATATAGCATCAGAATCATCAAGTGTCCTGTTGAATAATGCTTTAAAATCAGCCCATTTCTTTTTATAAAATTGTTGTTCACTTGCTGGAACATAGCCATAAATCTTGCGCCACCGAACAGTAATATCGGTGCTGGCTGGTGTATAGATATAATCATTATCCATTTTTTTTACTCCTATATTGTTGATCGGATTGCCTTTTTATACAAACTGCACACTTCCAAACTTTTATCTTATTTCTAGTTACTAACTTAAAGCCTTTTGCATCTCTTTCTACTTGACAACTAACACAAAACTTCTTTTCCATCCCAACCTACTTTCAAATACTTATATTCAGCCGCATCAATTACAGCAGTTAATTTGTTGCATACATCGCAATGGTCAAGCCAGACCCGGTAATCATGATATTTAGGTTTTTCTTGACCCCATTTAGTTCCGCAATCAAAACAAACATTATCCGGCTGTTCTTGGGCTAGTCGCATTTAGTTCTGCCTTTTTCTTTTCATAGATTGGTTGAATTTGCTCTTTTTGTTTTTTAGTTTTCAACTCAGACCATGCTAAACCAAAGACAGTTTTAAGTTCATCTGCTGTTTTGCAATTTTCCAATTGAGCAATTATCTTATCTGCTGATGATTCTTCTGGTTCATCCCAAAATTCATCCCCTGCATACAAGGATAATCCAATTCCTGTGCAAATGGCAATACACTTTACAAGACATCTTTTCATTGCTGAATTAACTTGCATTGCGGTAGGATTTGTAATTGCTTTGTTTGCGCCATCTAATACTGGTAACCATTCAGTCATTGTTTTGTTAAAAGCAGTAACAGAACAACCAACCATCAAAGTACCGCTATATTCAACTGGTTCTGTATAAAACCAATTTGCTTCTGGATCATGTATCAACAATGTATCTACAGCATAAGTCCAAGGTAAATAAGTAAATCGACCCTTTTTCTTGGTTTCGCCAGATACATCTATAGTTCTAAGTTCTTTATATTTACTCATGTCATATCCCTACAAAATTTTAGGAAATTAGTAAATGCAACCATAGCAAACAAAATCCACCATATCCAGCTTGCATCGCCATAAAAGAAAAAGAAAGCAACAAGTAGCATCATCATGGGCGGCAATCACTTTCTGCCCGGTGTTCCCAATATTCATATATGCAAGTAGAAACAAGCAACCCAATTAAAGGCTTATCATTTTTTTGTATTGCTTCTACTAAGGTATCCCAATGTTCGCCAAACAAAGCATCATCTAAAATTGCCGCTTGAATATTCTCTGGCAAATCAGGGTTATAGTCGCCATTAAGCAATTCGGTTATTTGTTCTTCAAAATCTTCATCATCTTCTGGCTCATAATAGCGATCTTCCATAGACATTCCCATGATTAGAATCCCCAGCCAAACATAGTGCCAAGCAAAATACCCAAAAGAATTACACCAACTATTTCAATAATTATGGTTTTCATATTAGCCCTTGTATGCATATTTAGAAAAAGGAATGCCAAAAATTCTTCTATCTTCAAATACTATTTTGTTTTTAGTCTTATCCAAATAAGCATAAGTATTAAAAGCAAAAGGCGCTTCTTGATGCAACTCTAGCAAGACCATATTGATTCGATCTGCAAAAGCATTACTAGCCGCCAAAGTTAATTCGCTAAACTGCTCAGTAGTTAAACCGCTGGATGCGGCTTTTAACTTGGCTTGTTGTTCTGGTGTTAAAGGGTTTTTCATATTTTCTCTTATGTAAATGCTCCGAAGGGCGGTTAATTATTTTGCTTCTAATTTTGCAATAAGCTGTAACAAAGCATTTGCATGATCTTGCCATTGTTTTTTTTCTGCTTTTGATTCAACTCTTGCAATCATATATTTTGCATCTATTACACCAGCCATTAAATTTAAGGCTTTTTGTTTATTTGCTTTAGTCATTTGTAATTCCTTGTGGTTGTTGATGTAGTTACTTTATGCTTGGTTTTTTACAAAGTAAACAAAAATCGACATAGGACTTTCCCTAGTGTCAAAAAAGCAACAATGTTTCTCAAAGTTTACCGATCAGGAAATTTGTTTAATATATGCTACATTTTTAAGCAAAGTTTACCAATCAGGAAATTTGGTATCATTTAGCATGACTAGCTTAAACCAGCGAACAGTTGCACTTCTAAAAGATCGGGGCTACCAATGCGATGTAGTCGAAAGCTACAATGCCTTTACCAAAAGAAAAAAAGACCTATTTGGAATATTCGATATATTAGCTATTGGGTCAGGCGAAACTTTAGGCATCCAAATTACTTCCAAGAGCAATATATCAGCCCGGATAAAAAAAATAGAAGAATCTGAGTATTTACCCCTATTGCTTGCCGCTGGTTGGCGCATTATTGTTTTTGGTTGGTTTAAAAAAGACAATGGAAGATATGATTACAAGGAATTTGAGTTTTAGTAGTAAAATCTATGGACAGGCTAGTTTTCTGGGTAGCACCCAGTTAGCGAAAAGGAACTTAGTCAATTCCCTGCCAAGTCCACCTTTTGACTACCTTTGACAAAGGCGAAGTATGAATTTTTACCCCTTCCATATCGGCGATTATGCCGCCCATACAAGGCATCTAAGTCTTATAGAGGACTTAGCATACCGAAGATTAATTGATAGTTATTATCTTGCAGAAGCGCCATTTTTAGGTGCGCCAGAGTTTATTGCCCGAAGAATAGGTATGAAGGAATATGCGGAAGAAGTGGCATATATCCTTGCAACCTTTTTTGAAGAAACCGATCTTGGCTGGATAAACAAGCGGTGCGATGAAGAAATAGCCAAATATCATGCTAAGGCAGATAGCGCCAGAAATGCCAACAGGATCAAATTAGAGAAGAAATCAGTTCTGAAACCAGTTCTGAAATCAGAAACCGATCAGACCCTAACCAATAACCAAGAACCAATAACCAAGAACCATATAAAAACAATAACCCCTGCCGGGGTTTCTGAATCTATTTTTAAAGATTATATGGATGTCAGGAAAGCCAAAAAAGCCAAGTGGACAGAAACAGCTTTAAAAGGACTTATAAGGGAATCAGAAAAAGCCAACATATCTTTGCAAGAAGCAATGCAAATCTGTTGTGAAAGAGGTTGGATAGGATTCAAAGCGGATTGGATACAGCAAGAAGCTAAAAAATCTCAAGAAATGCCTTTAAGAACTAATGAGCAGATAGAACAAGCATATAGGATGGAATGTGGCAAAGACCCGGCACAGGCTCGATTTAATAGCTATTTTGATATGAGGGATTACATCATTAAATTTAGAGAGCAAAGGGCAAGAGCATGATCCGGCTGGCTACTTTGCTGGATGTGCCATATATTGTTAATCTTGCCAAAAAAGAAACTTTTTGCCTTGGGTTTATTCCTAAGATGGCATACGAAGCCGCAATTACTGGAATCAAAACTGGCAAGCGCTGGTCAAATACTTGCAATGACAAAATGTTTGTTTGTGAAGAAAATGGCGATTTAGTGGGATTTGTGTTGTTTTCTTATGGCAACCCAGCCAAATGCAATCAGATTTGCATACAAGAAGATGCCAGAATGATTGAAAGAGGACAAGCATTATTGTCGGCGGCAATTTCTCATGGCAATCTTAGGGGAATTGAAGATTTTGCTTGCGGATGTGCGGATGATTTGCCAAGCAATGTATTTTGGTACAAAATGGGCTGGGTAAAGGTAGGGCATAGGCAGGGCATTAGCCATAAAAATACTTGGAAGGAAAGTAGTCAAAGAAAAGTAAATATTTATCGCTATCAAACAAACAGTCTTTTTATTAATGAATTTGGCATGATATTGCCAAAAGAGAATGTGGAGTTAGCGATATGAATACAGGAAATCATAGCTATGCCGAAAGAATCCAAGGCACTAATCTAGGTGAAGAACTATTTGAAACCTATTGTGAATCTAAGGGTTTTCACTTAACCAGATTAGGATTTGACCAACATAAAGCAACTGTGCCTAATTTCTTTAGACTAAATCCATATATTCGTAATATTCCAGATTATATTGTTAATACAGAAAATGGCACTTTTGTAGTAAATGTCAAAGGCACAGACAACTTTAAACAATCTGAATACAATTTATTACCTGAATTTGGTGAATGGTTTAGTACCAAAAAAGCTCCATTAGTTTATGCTTTTTGTTTTAGGGATTGTATTAAACCTTTGTTGATTTATCCTGAAAAAATCATTAGATTGTATGAAGAAGCCAAAATAGACCAACAATGGAGTGATGGAGTAGTTTATCGATGTCTGAATTTAAGAAATCCGAAGCATGGAAGCTAGAGTGCGAAGCAAGGGAATTATTAAGCTGGAAATTGAAAGACAGAAGAAAGCAATTAGCATTAGTTTGGGAAAAAAGGGGCGCTGAAGGCGCAATTAAACTACAAGAGGAAATGACAAGATTATGGAAAATACAGAAGAATCAGCAAACCGGGCAAGAAAATTTATTTATGAAAAATCAGTAGATTTTGCCCAAGCCAAAGCTAACCGCATCTATTTGGAGCAATTTTTAAAGTCTAAAGCGGCTTTATTGCAGTCAGAATCAACTGAAACTACTATGGCTGGCAAAGAAGTTTATGCTAAAGCCCACCCAGAGTATATAGCATTGCTATATGGCTTAAAAGAAGCAGTAAAAATAGAAGAAGAATTAAAATGGAAGCTAATATCTGCTCAACTGGCTGTAGAAATATATAGGACAGAAAGTGCAAACAATCGTGCAATTGATAAGGCTGTGTAGATGGGTGATCTTCCTTACTATTTTGGTATCCTTGTTTTCATTATCATTATCTTTTCTTTATGGATTAATATTAAATGAGTTCTTGGTTAATAGCTGTAACTGGTTGTATATACTTTTATATATTTGTTGAGCAGTTATTTAAAGGTGATTTTGGTTTAGCCTGTATGTATGCTGGCTATTGTTTTGCCAATTATGGCGCTTATCTTATTGCTACTAAATGACTAAAAATGAAAAGATCGCACTTAACAAGATTGCAGAACTCGGATGTATTCTCTGCTCCGAAGTCCTTGGGATTGAAGGCACAGCGGCAGAACTCCATCATGTGCGCCGATTTGGAGCTAAACGGGCTACATCCCCTGTCTTGCCTTTATGCCCAGAACATCATAGGGGAAACTCTGGTGTTCACGGATTGGGTACAAGAAATTTTGAAATTCAATGGCAAATTACCTATGAGAAGCTCTTGGAGAGAGTCAATCAAAAACTTGGAAAGCGAATTGAGAAATGACACAATTTGAAGATGAAGTAATTAAATTGCTGGAAGAAATATTAGCATTATTGAAAGCTAAAAATGACCGATAGACCAATAAAAACCTATACTGGTGGCAAACCCAATTATGTAGTAGGTGGTAGCAAAATCCATGAAATCATAGATCATTTAAATGATTTATTTATGGGTAAAGCTATGACAAATGATGAAATGCGACTTTTACAGCATATTGTGAATGACATTTGCGAAATGTCTAATGAGAATCAATTACTTAAAATATACAATCAAGAACAAATTAAACCTTATGCAAGCAATCATTAAAATGTGTATTTAAATATATATTGGGGCTGTATTTGGCAGTTATTAGCAATGGGTGAGAAAGCCGCAAAATGACCCAATTACTGCATCCTACAATGGCGGCTTAACACCCCAAGTTACAATTCTAAATGATCTAGACCAAGAGATATACCAACAAGGGTACAGCGCCGCCGAAATTCTTTACCATGATGCAACCATTTATCACCTTTTTGCCTATGAAATGAACAATGGACCATTTCATGTGCCAAGGTAGATAACATAGTCATGTAAAAGGCGCATCTAGCGGATGATATGGTAATAATATGCTCAAAATCGCCACCAGTATCTAGCTGATATGTACCAAGAGCATCAACATCATAAATGATTTGAAAATCCACTTCCTCTGGCAAAGGCATTTTCCATTTAGTAAATGGGTATGCACAGCTAAGACTAGCATAAGCATGGCGCACAATTTCAGGATTTAATTTCATGATAAATGCTTAAGTTTGGTATGGGGAATTACTGTTCTAGTATCTGTAGAATAGCTACCACAAGCCTTGCATTGATAGCGCTGATAAGCCCCGGTAGTAGTATATCTAAAGCCTTTGCTAATAATTGATGCTTTGCCGCAAGTAGGGCAATTAAAGCCATCCCTATCTTTTTTCATTAAATTAATATTAATTGGCTGTTTAACCCAAGGCAATAGTTTGTTATATAGCTTTTCAAGCAATATCACATCTTGAATATTGTAACTTTCCATTGTTGCCCAAGCCTTTTTGTCCCCATTCATGCATTTAATCCACAATGTATGCCCTTCATGGTCTTTTTTCTTGCCTAAACCTAACCGCTGGGCTACATAATCTAGTTTATTGCTGGGAAATCTAAATTGGCTTTTAACTACTCTAAGTAAGTCAATTTGCTTAATTGGCGGCGGCGGTGGCAGTTTATGTATTAGAAATTCTTTATTGAGTGTTGGCATATCAAACTTTGTGCCATTGTAATGAACCACAGCATCAGCATCTTCAAGCAATCCATGTATTCCTTCTAGCATAGACTGTGATGTGCTTTTTTGGACAGAATCAAAGTAAATCTGTTTTTCGCCTAACCATTTGGCTGAGTAGCACATGGTATATGATGATTCAAGAAGCTGGTTTAAAGATACATTCTGTTGCCACAAACCCCAGACATGGGCTGTATTAGGTGAGGTTTCTATGTCAAGCAACAGTATCTTCACAATATTCCCTATAATCAACAAGTTAATGCATATATTAAATGAATTGTATTAAAAAACAATGATTTATGAAAAATACATCCAAAAGTTAAATGTTTATAGTTTGAGAGTTTGTTCAATATGTAAATTGAAAAACAAGACAAATGAAGGATATTTTCAACTTTACAATAAAGGATTGAATGAGAGATTTATCTGCAAATCTTGTAAAAGATAGTAAAATAAGAAAATGCCATATACAAAAACAGACAAAGGTTGGATGTGGGGTTCAAAAGGACCATTCGACACCAAAGCCAAAGCCATGCAAGTAGCTAGAGCCGCTTATGCTTCTGGATTCATGGAAGAAAAGCGAGAAAAGAATTTAACTGTTGCCCTCGATTATCACAATACATATTCAGCCGACCCTAAGTTTTGGGACACTTTTATCTATATGTGCTGGATGCGAAAATGGGATGTTTATTGTGTAACCCATCATGTCGGCGAAAAGCAAAATCAAAAGCTAATGGACAGTATTGGCAAAGTGTTACCTATTGATTGCATCATATTTACTATTGGCAAAGCCAAAGAAGAATATTGCAAATCTATTGGTTTAGACATTGACATCTGGATTGACAACAACCCAATCCACATCATTCAAGACCCAGACACAGAACAATGACTTGGAATATCCGGGTAGTTAAATACTTAGAAGAAGGCGAACCAGTCTTGGCATTGGCTGAAGTTTTTTATAATACTCAGGGTAAACCCTGTGGCTTTATTACAGCATCAGCAGTAGATGAATCAATCGACAATTTGCATACTTATGTGGATTGGATGAAAGAAGCATTGGCATATCCAATTATTGAATTTGAAACCCAGTTTGTTGATTGGGACAAATAGTGTTGTGCGAAAGCAACATTTATCAGCTGTGAATTACCAAACAACCCATGCCTAGTTTGCCAACTTATACTAAGTGCGCCAGTTTAGGTTGCAAGAATACCAAGAGCAAACTAAACAGCTATTGCTCAGAGCATGGCGGCAAAGAATGGATAGACACAGAAGATAGAAAACAATTCAATTCTATGTATCAGTCTGCATTTTGGCGGCAAAAGCGAATGACCCAGCTATCGATTCAGCCATTGTGCCAAGCCTGTCTGTCTGAGGGTCGCATAGGAAGCGCCCAGCATATAGACCATGTGTTCGCATGGAAAGCAATTGGCAAACAAGCCTTTACTCACAACCTATTCCAATCCCTATGTGCAGAACACCATAGCCATAAGACAGCACTTGAACAGCAGGGCATATACAGGCATTACAGCAATCCAATCAAAGACTATGGGGTGGCGGACTATAGATATGTCATTGGCTCGGCTGAAGCTGATCTAGACCCCATGCCAGCCTTCTAGAAAGCTATCGGCTAGAAACTTAAACTTTATTGAACAGTTTTTGAAG